AAACCTACTAGTGTAGGTAATAGTTTTTTATTACTAGCCCATATTAGTGTTAGGCTGGTAGCCAATGTTAAAAAGTATAACCACCAAATACTAATACCAAATATCAGTCCAGGAATGATAATAACAGCCTTAGCAGCCCAACTTAAAAATTCTACAGTGTTATAGTCTGTCCAATACTCTCGAGTGAACCACATTCCGTAGCAATTTTTTATTGCTCTAAATGTGCTATGCCTATAAACAATAAGAATTAGTATAAGAAAAGCTACATTGGCTGCTAATAATTGATTAATTGTCATTTGCTTTGAGCTGGTAAGATATACTCGTATTCAGCCAGTCCGCTATCAACAGTGATCATCATAGCGCCTGCATCGGAAATTTTCATAGTTTTATCACCATCTAAGTTCAAGATAGACTGCACTTGACTTACGGGCCAAGCCCAATTTTGTTTAAGTTTATTTTTGACTTTTGGTTCAAATACAAATGATCCAGCATGAGTGCTAGCATCTCCAAACGAAAAAACAAGATTTGAATTTTCTGTTTTTACTTGAAATGTCTGTTCTTCTGTATGTGCTTGGGCCTGTAGTTTTAATCTATTAATAGACGCTACGCTAGGTTCAAAGTCGATGTCCCAGTTAGCACCCTTAAATTTAACAGTTTTTAATCTTTCATTAATAACTTCGGGACTCATAAATCTATAATCATTGACAAAATCACCGCTTTCATTTTCAAAGTGTAAATTAGCAGGGATGTCTTCTCCGTTTCTTTGTTGTGTGACTATAGCAATGGTGGCATTTTCTTTGTATTCTGGATTTTTCAAATGCATATTTAATTTGTCTAGATTAGGCATTCCAAATGTGCCTTTAAATTCAGTAATTGGTGATTTAGTCTTAGCTGTCATTATCACCGAACGATCTTCCGCCATACTCTCTATAGTAGTATTTTTATTATCTCCGGTTATTTTAGCTAACGGAAGAAATCCTAAGCTATGTGTATGTGCAACAATATCTTGTAGTATATCTTTCATGTTTATCCTTTTTGTAAAATTGTATAGATATTTAGGTCAAAAGTCAAATAGTTTATTAAAAGTATTTGTCTGTTCGGTAGATCTGATGTCCCAAGACAACACTCCAATTAAGTTTTCTAATTTTCCATCAATAATAGTGGCTTCCATTTCTTCGTGATCAAACGGAAGATCCTTAAACCATTGTGGCAATCTAAGTTCATCCACTGGATATGCTACTGATGTATATTCTAAAGGGTTATCTTTAAGTTTACAAACAATGACCTTAGCACCGTCAGTTATCCCCATACTGTATTTGTCATTATACATTCTTTTTAGAGTGTTCCAGTTAATACTGGCTCTGACATGTCCTGGCATATTGGCTTTACCTTGCTTTTCTTCTTTACGTTGATAGTCGGTGATATTATTGGCACGTCTTGGACTACCTTTTTCCCATCCAGGCCGACTTTTAAATTCAGTCCTAAAGTTTGTTATAAAATTTAAAACTTGTTCTTCTGTAGAACCAGTAAGAACCATTTCTAAAACTTCGCTTAAAAAGTTTTGTATAAATTCAGGAGTATCGCTTCGTTTAAGATCTAGGCCCATGGCCTTAATCTTGCCAGGCTTTCCTTCGATGTCTTGTCTTTTTCCTTCTTTGTCGTAGTATAGCACCGCATAACGCTTTTTGGTTATAAACAATGCTTTTGATCCTACAATTTCTCGACCAGCACGTATTACTTCTCCTCGTGATTTAGGACAATGGAATGCATCTAACATAAACTGTGAAAATGTTTGATTCACTTCTGAGGCAATTTGGTCATATAGTTGTATAACAGTTTCTTTTGACCAAGGAATTTTGCCTTGATCAATTTCTTTTTTCAGCACACGATAGGCACTAAAATAGCAGCTATCAGTATCACCATAAATAATAGCCTTACCTAGATGATTACTTTCACCGGTAATAACTTCATTTACCTTGCCTGCCATATGTTTTGCAATGGCACGCCCTGTTAGTGTAGTTGATTGACCAATACGCTTGTCAAAAAATCTACACCCGGGATTAAGAATAGCACCATACAAGCTATTAAGATTAATCTTTTTAACTAATTGTCGTTTATCCCAGTATTCTTCCTCGATTTTATTACCAGCTGTGATACTTTCTTTGAGTTTAGCCTGCATCTCTTTACGTTCACTATACCAGCGTTTTAGTAAACCTGGAATAACACCTTCACGTTCGTAGGTAAAGATTGTGCCATTAGCACTGAGCATAAAAGGCTGGTTACTGTCGAAAATTAGTTTATAAACTTCTGCCGCGCTTAAAACATCTATGCTGCCGTCTTCCCAGTCTACTGTGATCTCAGTGCCAATTTCTTTATTCATAACAGAATCATATTCTAAACTACCAAATCTGCCTTCCCAGCTTGCGGCAAAACTTTTGCCTTTAGCCATTAAATCTTGAATAGTAGTTTCTGTCATAGTCTGTCTTAGTTGGCCTACAATAGTTTCAGGACCCATATTAAGTGCTCTAATAGCGCTAGGGTATAAACTATTAATATCTAAACTTCCTACCCAGTCATGTAGTCCTTCTTTAGGATAAGCTACATAAGCACCAGCAGCAGCAGTATTATCGGTTTCATCAAACTTAGCACGGTTAGGAACTTGCATACCTCTTCTATGGGCTTCATTAATAATAGCCTGCTCGGTAACAGCTACAGCCCCCATTGTGGTCTGTAGCAATACAGTATTTTCATGTGCTAGTTTGTTGCTTAAGTCTAAAAATTTTAGTTTTTGATCTAGTTTGTTTAATAGAGCAGTATCCTGTCTATTATATTCGATAAACTTTTTAAAGTCGTTGTTATAGAGCTGATCTAAAGATCCTTCATAGACTGTCTTTGTTTCTCCAATCTCCATTTCTCCGATAGCATCGAGTCGATAGGTATGTCGTTCTTCATACGTATATTTTCTATAAAGCTCTAAACTGTCAAGATGAACACGACCAATTAGATCGTAGGTAGTTGCAGTTTTGCCATATCTTTCATATTCACGTTTCCTTGGAAATTGGTCCCATAAACAAAAACGACGTGTGTCGTCTTTGCTTAATATTTTCGTCACACGATTTATAATATATGGAATATCATAGCCTTCACTGTTCCATCCTGTTAAAACATCAGCATCATCTATTAGATTTAAAAATGTATCTAACATATCATCTTCATTATTAAAGAGATGGGTATTAGGAAAGTCCTTGACTAACTTTTCTGCCTCTTTAATAGTTAGGCCTTTAGGTGGAATTGCTAAAGTGACTAGTGTATTGAGCCATTGTAAGTGAACACTGATAGCAGTGATGGGCATAAAGGCATCATCCGGGCTGGCATAACCACGTTCTGGATCAAAGTCTACTTCAATGTCAAAAAATGCTACATTTAATTTGGGTGATTCTGCACCTAAATAGTTCTCGCTTAAAACAACAAATATAGGATTAATATCCGATTCAAATATACGTTTATTAGAATGGATAGCAAGTTCTTTTCTAAAATCCTTGCTATTCTTACAAACTACTCTAGTTAGGGTATCCCCATAGATTGAAGTAAATTTACCTCGTTGATCAGGATAATAAAAACTATAACGTGCGGGGAATTCTTTAAAAATTCTTTTACCATCTGTGCTGCGCTCGACAACTTTGATGATATCAGCATCGCGCTGAAAATATGCGTCTACATACATCTATAACTCCTATGTGATTTACGGCTCACAAATACCCTATGTGCGGTTTATGGCCCTGCCTACCTTTCTCAAGAATATTTATTAGATCTTTTTAGTGATGTCTAAAATTGCTTCGACTTCTTTCCAATCTGCATCGTGAGCATTCCAATCACCTTTATGTGCGATTTTAATTGCTCGATTAATTACAGATGTTTTAATGTTTAGTTCTTCTGCTACTGCTTTTACAGTATCTTTTAGACCTTCTTGTAGGTCTTCAATTTCACGTAGGACTGTGGATCCTTCGTTAATGAGACGTTCTAATTTGGCCTTTTCTTCCGGCCCATACATACGATTTGACATAGTGCTTTCCTATCCTAGTGTGTATTATATAGTATGCTTTACACTATGTCAAATATATTCTTTATCGTTTATAAGTTTCTCAAAGTCTGCATTAACGCATTTATACGTGCCTCAAATTCTTTGGTTTGGGCATCATCAAGATTTCCTTCTTTCATGGCACGTTGGGCTTTTTGGATAGCATCAACTATTTCATTTCTAAGTTGATTCTTTTCCGCCATAGATAATTCACCAGGTTCTTTAGTAGCTATTACGGCTGCTTTATTAGACAATTTATCACCGAGTAGATCTAATCCGAATGCTGTGGCTCCTGCTACTGCTCCGCCTACTAGTCCTGCTGGTGGAACAAACAATAAGGCACCTGCTATGGCATTTAATAAGGCTGCTGCACTGTAGGCTATACCTGCTGCTGTATTTCCGTTATCAAAGGCTTCTACGGCACTATCTGCTGAAGAATAAACACCATAGGCTGCTCCTACTGCTCCCGCACCTTTTAATGCTTTACTACCTAATGGTAAGGCTTTATCAATTCCTGTATTAATTTTAGCAGCACTCTTACCTACTTTTTCAACACCAGAGGCAAATTTTTCTAATCCACTAGGTTGTCTCATTATTCTAGCAGCTTCTTTTTGCATGGCCTTTTGTAAATCTGCATCCTTGGCTAGCCTGCTATTCATTTTTTTGCTTTCTGGATCATCGCCAGGAACTACTAGTCTTTCGGTAGCAGCATCCCATACTGCTGTGATTTTAGTTGTAGAAAGCATACCACCTTTTGTATTAGGTAATGTAATTTTAAATTTTTGTCCAGAAGCAAGTGCCTCCCCACCAACATACCATCCTCTAGCGGGAGGAGGCTTGACCTTTGCTGGTTTAGGTTGAGCACTAGCAGTTGCCTGTGGAACTAGTTTTTCCAATTGAGGAACTAGGCTGGGAGGTGCTTTACTAATTAATTTTGTGGTATCGGCAGGGTTAACTCTCCACCAACTAGCAGGAGTGCCTGTAAATTTAAAAGAAGCATTTTTATATGTGACCACAGTATCTAAAGGTATATTGGCTAGTTCAGATAATATTTGTCTGTATCTGGCCATTTCACTGACTACAGATTCTTTTTTAGCAGCAGTGGCCTGTTGTGCTTTTGCTAAAAGGTTATCTAATGTTTGTAAACTTTGTTTAACCTGTTCAGGATTCATTCCTTGTTTAGTAGGTTCAGTTGGCTTTTGTTGTTGAGGACCAGGATCCGTTTTAATTGTTATATTATCTTTATTAGCAGGAGGAGTTGATTTTACTGGCTCAGTAGGTTTAGCAGGTTCTGCTGGTTTAGTAGGTTCAGTGGGCTTAGTAGGTTCAGTGGGCTTAGTAGGTTCGGTGGGCTTAGTAGGTTCGGTTGA